GACGTGCCATCGTTCTTCTCCTCTCAGTGGGCCGGAGGGGAAGGGGGCCGTTCCGGAAAGGGTCAGCCCCCTATCCCGATCGGCACGTCAGCTAGAAGGCGCAACGCAGGATGTTTCCCGGGTTGCGGCACTTCATGTTGTAGTAGGCGGCAAGCCTCATCTCGATGAGGTTGTCGTTGTAGACCGGGAACCACATGTAGCCGGTCTGCGGGTCCTTCTGGATGTGGGGGACGCCGCTCTTGCTGCCCATGATCGACCAGTCGTCCAGGTCGCAGAACCAAGCGATGTCGGTCTGGCAGTACGGGTCGGAGATGATCTCGAGCATCCCCTTGTCGCCGGGAAGAACGAGGCCGAGCGAGCTCGCGCCCATCTTCACGTCGTTCGAATCGGTGCGGATGTACGTCGAGCGCGCGCCCTGCTCGCGGATCAGGATGCCGACCCGATAGGGGTTCAGGATGATATGCTTGAACTTGCGCTGGAGACGCGAGCCCTCGATCGCGGCATTGATGAGGGCGTCCTCGACGCTCCCACCGCTGGCGGAGTGGCGGATGCCGGCCAGGTCGGTCGGGGCGACGGTGCGGTCGACGCCGTAGAAGCTCGCGGACGTGACAGTACCGGGGCACCAGGCAGAGAAGCCGGCGGCGTCCGCCGCGAACTTCCCCTTGGGGAACAGGTAGTCGGAAGCGGCAACGCCCGTGATGACGTCGTCCCAGTGCAGAGTGCCGGTCACGGTGCCGTTGGTGTAGTCGACGGCTTTGATGGTCTGGGTGCCTGTGCGGACCGCTCCGCCGCCGGATCCGTCCGTGTCGTCGGCTTCGATGACCATGTTGGGGCGGAACTTGATCGCGTCGCGCGGGTCCGAGAGGGTGATGGTCTCGGTGTTGACGGTCGAGGTCGCAGCGATCTGGCCGATGGCGCCGCCACCGTTGCCGAACAGGCCGCCGCAGAGACGGGCGATGAACGCTCTCTCGCTGCCGCTGGTCTCCTGATCCATCGCATCGACGAACGCTCCGCGGTCCTCGTCGGCCACGTCGAGCAGCTCGCGGTCGATGCGGGCGACGCCGAGCACGGTCTTGCGGGTGAGGTTGAAGTCGGCGGCCGAGGTGCCTCCGAGAGCGGCCTGCGCTTCGGCGATTGTTCCGCCGATGCCCTCGTTCAGGCCGTAGATGACGGCGAAGTTGTGTGTCTTGCCCTTGAAGTTGTTGGTCTTGCGCATGCGCTTCCAGGTCGGGCTGGCCTCGGCCACCAGATCCTGGATGCGTTCGTCGGAGTACAGCTCCTGCAACAGGGAGTCGTACGAGGAGACGTTCGGAGCAGCCATGGGACCCTCGCTGCAGCGGGGCCCTTACGAGGACTCACCCGCCACGCTCAAACCTCTCGCGCCGTTCCCTCCACCCAAGAGGCTTGGGAGGGCCTCCTTCGGTGGCGAGCCGCTGCGCGAGCGTTCTGGGTCTTGCCGTCTCCTGATGACCCGTGGGTGTGCGACCGTCTCCTGGTGCGGCTTTCGCCGCTACGGGTGTGACGCCCCCGTATGTCGAGGTTTGCGGCGCTGTGCCCCGGAGGGCTTCCTGTTGTCCTTGGAAATGCGCCTCGAGTCCTTCCTCTATTCTGCCCAGAGCCTCTTCGAAGTCAAGAACCCGTCCAGACGCTGCGTACTCGCGTGCCATCTCGTGCAGCGCCACCTGCGACACCTGTTCGACCCGCTGCTGCCGCGTCTGCCCCTTCAGTGGCACAACGCTGCGAGGGTACGCACCACTCTCCAGGAGCCGACCGAGCTCGCCGACGCTCTGCGTGTACTCGGCCTGCAGGCGCTCCTGCCGCGTCCTCTGCTCTGCTTCCTGCGCCGCCTTGGCCTGCTCTGCCTTCCAGGCCTCGAGCTGCTCCTGCGCGGCCTGACGCGCCACCTCGGCCGGGTCCGGAGGCTGCCCCTCTTTCATCAGCTCGCGCGTGGCAGCGCTGAACAGCTGCGAGAACGGGACGCCAGCGTGGTCCGCCAGACGTCGCATGACGGAGAGGGGATCCTTCGGGGCATGCTCGCGCACGAACGCGTGCAGCTCGCGCTCCTTGCCCCACTCTGCCTGCTCCCTGCGCAGGGCTTCGGTCTGCTCCTTCAGTCGCGCCTGGGTACGCACGAGAGCCGCGAATCGCGGACCGTACTTCTCGTCCTGCTTCACCTCTTCGGCCTGCGTCTCTTCCGGAGTGGGCGCAGCCTCGGTCCCCTGCTCCGGCGGGGCCTTGGCCTGGCCGGAGGGCGCGGCGCTCGCGATGAACCGTCCGCGCGCGTCGCGCCAGGTGCCTCCCTCCTTCGTTGCGTCTGCCGTCTGCGTCGTGTCCGCAGCAGCGGGTTCGGTCGCGGCCGTGGTGGCCGTGGTCTCCGTCGTCGTCGTGCTCGTAGTCTCTCCCATGGCTCACCTCACGCTGCAGGGGGTACGGGTACCGGACCAGCCGGCGGCTCGACGGGCATGCCCGCCATCGGTGCTTGCGGCGCCGGCGGCTGGGGCGGAGGCTCCAGTCGCTTCTCGACCGCGTTGATCCACGAGCGGAGCAAATCGAGCCGATCCCGAGGGACGTCGGTGTACGACCGCGCACGGTTGTAGGCGTCGAGCCCCACCTGCAGCGCGGTCTGCAGATCCTGGTAGCTCTCGCACTGCGCCACGATCCCTTCGCGCAAGATGTCGTCCACCTGCTTGCGCGCCAGGCGGAACGACGCCTCCCACGGATCCGGGTAGGCCTTGAGGTCCGGGCTGCGCAGCAGCGATCGCGCCGCTCTCGGGTCGATGTTGCCGATCGAGATCTGCTCCTGCACGCTCTGCGCGCGTCCGGGACCCGCGTCTGCGAGGTAGCTCTTCGGCTGCACCTGCATCACGTACGCATCCCGGTCCAGATCGATCTCGGACCAGCGGATCCTCTTCAGCGACTCAGCCGCCTGGTAGCGCACGCTGAAATCCGCCGAGTCGTCGGCCAACTGCGTGGCCGCGTCGATGATGAGCTCGCAGATGTCGAGCATCAGGTGCTCGTACGCCCGGGCGACGTAGCTGAAGCGCTCGCTCTCGATGTCGTGGTACGTGCGCAGCGCGCGTCCCGAGTCGAGCCCCACGGGCTTCTGCGCCTGCGCGCTGAGCTGGCTGATGCCGTAGATCTCGTACGCCCTCTGCACCAGCGACCAGACCCAGTTGTAGACCTCGGGGGCCACGGCCGGGATGATGGCCGGGGTCGGAGCGGCCCCCGTGTACTCCACGATCGAGTGCAGTCCGTTCGTGAGCTTGGCCTTGTTGACCTTGGCACCGGCCTCGACCATCAGCAGGACGTTGCCTCCCGTCTGGTGCCCCTCCTGGATCTTCGTGAGCGTCTCGTTGATCTCGAGCTGGATGCCGGCGAGCTCGTCGCAGATGCCGACGCCGTGGAACCCCACCGGCTCCGGCTCGAGGATGAAGCGCGCCAGGGGGAACCGTGGACGCTCCCACGGCTCGACGATGAGCCCCGCTCCTGGAACGGCCCACGCGTGTCGTCCGCCCTTGCCCGCCTCTCCGTTCGGAAGGCGCCAGGCCTCGACCGTCTTGACCTGGTCGGAGCCCTGCCCATCGAATCCGAAGTCAGGATCCCCCTTCGAGGCATCGAGCCGGCGAATGGCCTCCTCGTGGTCCGGGAAGGTCTGCAGCAACACCTCGCGATCGATGTACGCGCGCTGATACCGCGTCCGCGGTGTGCCGTAGTACGCGTCCTGATCGTCGACCGGAGTCTCCCACGGATAGCAGGCCTCCACGCGCACCCGCTTGGCCTCTGCGTCCGGGTAGACCTTGACGTCGCACTCGCCGCAGATGCCGGCGATGTCGAACGCGCGGGCCATCACGTCGTACGTCCCGGTTTCGTAGATGGCACCCTCGAGGAACTGCTGCATCTGCTCGGCCGCGGTCTGCTGCGCGAGCGTGCCGCCGTCGGTGAGCACCCACGGTGCGGGCCTGTTCTTCACGATCTTCGCGCGCAAGCTCCGAAGGATGCTCGCCACGACGTTCAGGCTGAGCCATTGCCCCTTCGGGCTCACGATGTACGCGTCGGAGGCTCGCCCCGGCAGCCCCATCCTCCCCTGAAACAGCCTCAGGTTCCGCTTGTAGGCCCTATTGCGCGTCTCCTGCTGACGCTCGATCGCCGTGAAGTGCGACACCAGCGCATCGGCGACCTGCGCGTCATCCTCTCTCCACCACTTCGCCGTCCTGTCGAGGCCCGGCATGCTCTCTCTTCTCATCTTGTCGTCCCATTCCTGCACCTCGTCTCGTCGCGCTGTTTGCCTGTTCGCGCGTCATCTCTTCCACCAAGGCAGATCATCCTCATCCTCTGCCGCCTCGAATCGGTCCGTTTCCTGCTCCGGAGCGGCGTCCTCGCTGACGTAGTGTCTGCATTCGCGCCATGCGTAGAGCATGGCATCGCAGCAGTGATCGGCGAATCGTCCGTCATATCCGTCCCTCGACTCGGACCACTGCAGGACCGCCATTTCCTCGAGGAGCTGCCCACACGCAGGCTCTACGATGCGCAGCTTGCCCGTGCGCAGGTCCCCGTTGATCAGGTCCACGTACCCCATCTTGTTGTTCTTCTCGGCCTCCTTCACTGGGATCCGGAAGCGGCGTCGGATCTCCTCGATGTACCCCTTTCCCAGCCCGCCCTGGTCGCACACGATCGCGTGCGGGTGATACCTGCGCTCGAGCTGCTCGAGCCAGCCGCCGACCTCGCTCGGCGTGAGCATGGGCCTCTTCTCGCTGCTCACGACGAACGCAGACGCACCCCGCTGGTATCCGAGGACGGTCGCCGCGGTGGTCTCGCGGACCGCACTCGCGCCCAGGTCGATCGCGAGCACGTGCTGCAGCCCCGGCTCTGCTGCGAGCACCAGGTTGCGCGCGGGGTCGAACCCCGAGAACACCAGGGAGTTCTCATCGCGGCACCACTCTCCCAGGTACTCCCGGCGGTACGCCGGTGTGGCCTCCGTCCACCCGCGCTCCTCTCGCACCGTGGCCAGCTTCTGATCTGCCGTGGCCGCGAACTTCGGGTTCTGCCGCATCGTCCACCGGTACGTCGGCCATGACTTGTGCCCCGCACCCTGCACCGTCGCCTCGTAGAACGGACCGGCGAGCACAGCCCCCGGCGTCCCCACGAGCCAGATGTCTCCGCCCCAGTCGAGCAGTGCTGGCTCGAGGACCTCCTCGACGAGATATCGGAGCGACGCAGGCCCGAAGCTGGCCGCCTCGTCGATGATGGTGCGAGCGTAGGCTTGCCCGCGCAGGCGTTCCACGCAGTGCTCCGCGTCGGCTCCGGCCAGGTGGATCTCTGAGCCGTTGGAGCAGCGTGCTGTGAGCGAGGTGTTGTTCATCGACAGCCCCAGCCCGAGCTGGGCATTCATGCTGGCGAGAGAACGCCACAGGATGTCGCGTGCGGACCGTGCCGTCAGGGCGAGGTACAGGGCGATCGAGCCGGGATGCCGGTGTGCGGTGTCGAGCAGGCCGCGGATGGCCGTGTCGGTCTTTCCGCCGCGTCGGCCGGCGAGCACGGCCTTGCGTGCGTGGGTGTCTGCGAGCACGGCAAGCTGCGCCGCGTGCGCTCCGCGGTGCCACGGTGGAGGGGTCAGCCCGAGCTGGTCTGCCACGACGAGCAGGACTTCGGGCGACACCTCTAGCGCACTCACGACGTCTTCCTCTTCGGTGCCGTCGCGGGCTTCTCTGCTACTGCTACGGCGTCGAACTCGATGTACCTGGCGACGTTCTCGAAGGGGATCCCGCTGCGCTCTCCGTTCCGTCGCAGCACGCGCACGACCCGCGCGCCCTCGTCGGCATCCAGCTCGACCAGGTCGGGGTCGCCGATCACGTCGAGGAAGGACACGCGCGATCCGAACTGCTGCATCGCCACGGTGTCACGCACGTAGACATGTTTTACTTTCGGCATGGTTCACACTCCAATCACG